ATTTTCTTGAACATTCTATGTTCCTCCTTGGAGTTTTATTTATAACTAAAATAGCGGGCTAAATACAACTATGAGCTATAATTTTATCAGGTGGAGTATGTTACAAGAATCAAATACCCCAAAAACCCTGGAATTGTTTAAACTTCCTTATCACAGAGAAGATTTAGATCCAAGCATTAGTTTGGAAACAATGAACTATCACTATGCTAAACTAGCCAAAGGCTATGTTGATCGTTATAATGCGGGCGAAGGAGATGCTGATTTTAACGAAGCTGGTGCATACTTGCACAACATATTATTTCCGCAATATAAAAAGTATGCAGGGTCAAATGCACCTACAGGTGCAGCTCTAGAGTTTATCAACAAGCACCATAAGACCTTTGATCTCTTTAAAGAGAAGTTTGCCAAAGCAGCTATGGGAATACAAGGCTCAGGTTGGGTCTACCTAGCACGTAACGGTGAGATCAAAACTATCGTTAATCATCAAATACGCAGTGATATTGTACTTTTAGTTGATTGGTGGGAACACTCTTGGGTTTTAGACTACCAAAGTGATAAAAAGAAATACCTAGAAAATCAATGGAAGATTATTAACTGGGACATAGTGAGTGCAAGAATCTAATTTAGCTAAATACTCGTGGGAACACGACAATGGCAAAATACGAAACTAAACAACATCGAAAAATTTACGAACAATATCACGGAACAAAAATTCCAGAAGGTATGGAGATTCATCATATCGACGGACACCATTCTAATAATGATATTAATAATCTTAAACTTGTCACTTGGCAGGAACACTATGATATACACTACTCCCAAGGTGATTGGGCCGCGTGTTTATTAATCTCTGGAAGACATTCAATACCCCCAGAAGAGAGAAGTCGTCTTGCATCGTTGGCCGCTACTAAAGCAAACAAAGAAGGTAAATGCGGTTTCAAATTAGGACATGCATCTAGAGCAGGAAGTATCGGTGGAAAGAAAGGCGGCCAATCTGCTAAAGAAAATAAGACAGGTATCTTTGCTCTTAGCCCAGAAAAAAATAAACAGCGCCATATGAACTCTGTTATTTCTAAACTGATCAAGAACGGTAAGATGTGTGCGTTTCCTAGAGTCGGCTGATATCCGCAGTACTTGATACTGGCATATCCCATATTAGGCGTCGCTCGACGCCTTTCTTTTGGGCGAAACGTTTGGCATCACAGTGTTCACAACAGTGAAAGTAATTGTTGTTCAGCCTCTTGGGACTGACCTTTTCTTTCAGTCTACGAAATCCTTCCCCACAGTTATCACAACGAAACACTGCTACTGTTCGAATGCGGTTATATTGGTGCTCTACTCCTAGCTTGCTGGTCCTAGTGTGGACTGTGATTTCTGTCTCTGTTGTGATAAACATCATGTATTTACATTAGGGTTACAAAACTAAAAGGTAAATATTGATATGATAACAATTTCCAACTCAGCAAGATTAAAAATTAAAGACCTTCTATACGAAGAAGGTAATCCTAAACTAGCATTACGTACATTTGTTCAAGGGGGAGGATGTAGCGGATTTAGCTATGGTTTTACCTTCGACGAAGTAACAAACGAAGATGACTTTGAAATTCCTCTAGACGAATTTAAAGTGCTTGTAGATGCTATGAGTATGCAGTATCTACAGGGTGCTGAAATAGATTACAAAGACGAACTTATGGGAAGTTCATTTACAATTACGAATCCCAACGCAACTACGACCTGCGGCTGCGGATCTAGTTTTTCAGTAGCAGATGACTACGTTGATCACTTAGAGGTATAAAATGGCAAGACAAAAAATTGATATTGGCGTACAAGGCAATGACGGCACTGGCGATAGTATTCGTGAAGCGTTCCGTAAAGTTAACGAAAACTTTCGAGATTTATACGCAGTTTTTGGTTCTGGGGATTTTATTTCTTCTACAAACTTAGATGACTTCCCTAATACATATACCAGCAATCAAATATTCATCGTTAATGATCTAGGAGATCAAGTATTAGCTAAAGATCTCGTAGCAGGCGATGGTATCATTATAGATCCAAATGGTGAAGACGGTGTTACTATTACTGCGTCTGGCGGCCAGGTAATTTCGGATCCTAGACCAAAGTTAGGTTCTCCATTAGATGCACAGAATTTGCCTATAGGTCGAGCTGCGGATCCTAGTGTTCAAAATGCGTTATTATTCAATACTACACACGGCACTACTATTACAGCAGATGCATTGGTTATTACCAAAGGTTATGCGGATCGCAGATATCTTCAAAGTGGCGGTGGCAGCAGTTCTGCTGGCCAGCTGCGTGTAAGAGATGAGCCTGCAAATCAATCCGAATATACAAGAGCTATATCCGGATATATTGGTGGTAATATGAATCTGCCAAACCATGGATTTGATTCTGGCTCTGATGGTATTGCATTTACCTATAACTCTACAGGGACGAATGCTGTAGGACTCGCTGAAACTGTAAATGCAGGGAGTTTTGTTGTAGGAAGAACTTATAAAATTAATACAGTAGGCTCAACTGTTTGGACTAGCATAGGTGCATTAAACAACGAAGTTTCTACGGTATTTACTGCAATAGGTGCCGGATCCGGCAGCGGTGTTGCAACACCTGTGTACCATTTAAAATATGTTGATGACAACTATGTAAGTGTACACTACAGTGCCGATGATGCTAGAAGTGGTGTAGATAAAATTACTGTATCGGGCGGTACTGGTACACAGACACTAGTTGATGCATATTTAGATACTAATCTTGCGGGAAATTATCTAAGTAACGAAGCATTGCCTCGTAAGAGTACTGTACGCAGACAAGGCGATACAATGACTGGGCCACTGTACTTAGATGATCACCCTGGACCACTTGCAGGTGCAGGCACTCCAAACGGCGCAGACGATCTGCAGGCAGCTACAAAGTATTATGTTGATAATTCCAGTTTTGCCAGCCAATTTAATTTGTTTGTGGCAAATTCGGGAGATGACACACAGGCTAATACGCCCGAAGGTAAAGAAGGTGCTGCCTTTGCCTATGCATATGCCACAGTAGGTGCTGCGTGTCGTAAGGCGGAAGAGGTCATTGAGCTTTACGAAAATGAACCAGGTCCGTATAGACAGCGTATTGCTCACACTGTTGCCGGAGAAACAACTAACAGTCAAGTACAAAGTGTTGCATTTAGTGGCGGCAATGCCAGCTGGATCGATGTTGAAGACCTATTAACTCTTAATAAAGAGTATATCCAAGCTGAAGTAATTGGATTCATTAATACTACATACCCCACTCTTCAATATGATCAAGATCTGTGTTTTAGAGATGTAGGATATATTATTGATGCTGTTCTTATTGACATACTAACTGACAGCAACTATCAATCAGTTAATGCTGGTAAATCATATTTTAAGAATGTCAGTGCAAGAGTCGCTTCTGGATCACAATTAGTAGAAACTGCTGCCGGTATTCAATACGCAAAAGTTCTTACTGATTACGTCTTACAAGAAACAAGCCCACCTACTTCTTATCAATCAGTTTATTCAAGACAGAACAGCATTTATTCTGCTCCAAATTCAACACGCAGATCAGCAGTTGAAAGTAAATTTGACATTGTAATTGATGTACTTAATGATGGTGTTAGTTCCGCTCCGGAAATTGATTATGGTACTGGAGTTGTGGTTATTACTTTCGACAACGGTGGAACCAGAGTTGATCAAGGTGATCCGGTTAACATTGACATTATCCCGGGTAAATTGATTCGAGGAATTAGATCAGGGGCTGTCGGTAGAATTGTAAATTACAACGATAATACTGCTTCAGGCTTTGATACAATTACATGTAATTTACTTTCTCCACAAAACTTTGATCTAACTGAAGAATTAGAATTTGCCGAAGCAAACAAAAATGTACAGGTTACTATTCGAGTTGAGAGTGGAATTTATTATGAAGATCTACCAATACGAGTTCCGGCTAACGTAACTATCCGAGGAGATGATTTCCGTAGATGTATTGTACGTCCTAAAGATCGTGCAAGCCAAAGTCCTTGGATTGAAACTTATTTTTATAGAGATACCAGCTTTGACGGATTGGATCTTGCCGCAACTAATTATCCGGATGCAGTTGAATTATTAACATTCAATAAAGATTATCTAAAGAAAGAAGTTATTGCATGGATTAATCAACAAATTGGAATTGGCACAGGAATATGGGCTGCATTTACCTATAATGACAGCCTATTTTCTCAAGATGTTGGGTTAATTGTTGATGCACTAATTGCTGACGTAAAATACGGCGGCAATGCTGAAAGTTTTACCACGGCAAGTTTATACTATAACGGTGCAATTTTTAAAAATGCAGGACAAGAAGCACAGACATCTGCAGCAGTACTACAACTTAAAAATATTGCTGTTAATTATGTTTTATTAAACACTGCATATGCATCTTTACAAGCATCTGAAACTCAAACTATCACTGCTGCTAATGGGGAAACAGCGGCCGTTACAAAAGTTGGCGGATTACTAGACGATATTGCTACAGTAATTACAACAGGTCTAACAGCATTGACATCTGCATTTGGTGCGTTCTCTAGTCCAAAATATGGTTACCATTACTTAACGAATACACAGGCTGCATACAATGTTGGTACTAGTTACGCTAATCCGGGTGAGTATGTAAACGCTGCCAAACTTTTAGAAATTAACAGAAAATTTATACAAGCAGAAGTAGTTGAATACATGTTAGTGTACCCAGGAGTAGGAGCTGTTAATCAAGATTTATTATCAAGAGATGCTGGTCTAATTACTGATG